ACAGTAGCAACCTCTACACTTGTAGTGAAGCTTCCAACCTCTCCACAAACTGGAGATATTGTAAGATTGATTGACGTTAGTGGTAATCTAAATTATAACACTTCTCTCGTAGTTAGAACAGAAGAATCTTCTAATGTTCCAATTCAAGGAGATAGCACAGGAACACTTCTCGGTGGTAGAATCACCCCATATCCTTCAGGAGAACTAGTTGTACAAACTGCTAATGCAGCATTTAGTTTGATATACCTAGGAGCAACTGATAGTGATGGACAGGTTGGTATTCCTACTTCCGTACAAGGTTGGTGGTTAATGGAGGTCTGATCTAAACAAATGGCAAGTTACAACAGAATCAAATCAGTAAAAAATAACCCGATCGGGTCAATCTTACCATGGGGAGGGACATCTAGCAGCTCAGCGTTGCTAGAGTCCGCTATTCCAACTGGTTATCTTATTTGTAGTGGGCAAACTGTACGTGCCATTGATTATCCATTGTTAGCACAACTATTGGGTAATACTTATGGTCCTTATCAGGAACCTGGTGGTCCACCTGTAGGTATTCAGAATAATTTTCCTGAATATGATGACGATGATATTTTCACACTACCTAATCTGAATAACTGTTCAATGGTGGATCTAGAATCTTCTAGATTAGCTCCTGGTGATAATGCTGTCGTTGGTCAATATATTACTGAAAATGGTAATGATGCTGCTCCATTGACAAATGTTATTTCTTATATTGATGTAAACTTTCAAGTAGAACCAAACCAAACTTTGGCAGGAAAGATTACAGGTATTGATGTTCAAGATCCAGCGTATTTTACTACTGCTAGAACTATTCCAAGGAAACTTGGTATTGACCATACACCAGCTCATAGTCATGGTCAACCAGAAGATGCAAATCAAAAATATCCATCTGCAGTTCTAGGTGGTGGTTACGTTGGATTGTTTGAGGCAGGTAACTATGATACTCAGAGTGGACAATACAGTACAGTTAGTGCTGAAGCTGCAAACCCATCAGAAGATCAAGCGGATAGATTTAATCCAGGAACTGCTAAAGTTACCTGGTATGATGAATCTGCATTTACTTTACCTGTAATGAACCAGTTTAGGGATTTTACAGCAGCACCTGCTTCTGTTCCTGCTATTCCTGGAAACTCTAGAGTTGTAGCACAGTACGGTAATACAGTTGAATATGATGATCCAAATACCTGTATTATTAATCAGCAAGCACCTGCAGTTTCTACACCATTCCCCCCTGCTGGTAGATATCAAGGATTTAAAAACTTCTATAGTAATGCAATCGTTCCTCCTTCTAGGGGTGGTAGTGCATTAAAACCATATCCAACCACACTAAATCATAACGCTGATAATTATAATTCGGAATCACTGGCATCTCATAATCATTTCACAATTGATATCACAATGACTAAAGCACAGATGCGTGTTCCTGGTACTATCCTCATAAATAATATGACGACGGGAACCATTGCACCTGTTAGTGTTGATAAGGCTTTGAGTGTGCAGATTAACCCTAATACACCATCACTTACTACTATTGTAATCATGAGGGCATTCTAAATGGCAGTAATGTACAACAGGGAGAAATCTAAGGTAGGAACTACTACTGGAACAATTATTAATTGGTCTAGGCAGTTGGCATCTAATGATCCTGATGATCCATCAAGTGCTGACAAGTTACCACAAGGATATTTGAGATGTGATGGAGCAGTTTATGCTGCTGAAATTTTTCCTGCTTTAGCAGAAGTTCTTGGTGTTGGTTCACTTTCTAGATTTAAGAAACCAAATCAAATACTATTAGACAATCAATTTCAACTACCCGATTACGGATCTAAAAAACTACGTGCATCATCTGGTTCAAACGCAGGAGATTATGTTGACCTGTTTATTTTAGATGATAACCAAAATGAAATCACAAAAGCAGGTGTTGGATTAGAAGTTGTTAGTAATATTGGTACATCGTACCAAATTCAATATACAGGATCATTTTTCTTACCATCTCAAACTATTGGAGTTACTGGAGAACCAGGATTTATTAGGAATACTGGTAATTATACTGAAAATAGTGACGTTCTACAAAATGCATTTGTTCCTCATGCTCACTTCCATGATGGAAATAGAACAAGAGTAGCATCTTCTACTGGTAATGAATTTGCTTCATTTGGTAGAAACTCTTATATTAGAAAATCTACTCTTTGTGTTTTAGATTGGGCATATAATACAAGACAGGATTTATGTTACTACAATGCCACTAAAATGAGATTGTCTGGTATTACTCGATCAGAAACTAACTCTGCTGGATGTAAAAGAGAATATTATGCTGGTTGTTTTACTGGATGTCTTTTCACTGCTTCATATGAGTGTTTAATTCCAGAATCTTATGTGTGTGGTTTCCCAGTTTGGTCTGGTGACGGTGGTGGTTGTGGAGGAAGTTCAGGATCACAGGAGACAGCAACTTGTGGTAATATTACATACACTGGAACAGTTGCTGTACAATGTTCCAGCACTGGATTCCCTGGATGTGCTATTGGTGGATATCTTGCAGACCCAAAATCTGGACCTGTAAACTTGACCAGTAATTATGATGATGATAACTTACCATTTGACTCATTTAAAGATTCAACACAAGATGGATTTGCTGCAGTTAATAACGTAACAAATCAAGTTGTTGCTGTTGGTAATGATGGTACACATAGACACTTTGTAAATTTTGAGGCACAACCGCATACATATCAAATAAACACAGTACCTACGTTTATTCCTGCTGCAAATATTGTATCTACGATCTCTGTTCGTGTCAACGAAGAGAATAAAGCAGATCAATTCATTCAACCATATCTAATCCAAGAGTTTCTAATTAAGTATTAATGACTACCTCATATAGAAATAAATTCACTGCTTATAAGCAAGAAACCGATGGACAATATGCTCCTATTGGATCTATCACGCCATTTCTAGTAGATAGTTTTTCTACTGGTGCAGTTTATGATGGCGGAGCTGGAACTGGAGGAGAAGATCCTGAGTATGGATATAAGCGTTATTTGTATTGTGACGGGAAAGAATTATTAGTTAGAGATTATCCTGAATTATATAATTGTATTGGCAACACTTATGGTGGTACTGCTGAAGTTAATCCTACACAACCATCAAATGCTGGTGGTATAGTTAAACTATATTATTTGAATGGTAAAGCATTTATCAATGTCAATAGAGATCTTGGAATTCAAGGACCAGTAAAACTTCCATATCCATACGGATGTCAATTTAGATTTATTGATAATACAGGACAGGGTGGTAATGGATTGGGATCAATGCCAACACCACTATTTGAATATAATAAATTTTATAGAACAGTAGTACCAACAGAAGATTTAACAGGTCAAATTCCTACTGATGGTAGTCAGTTTGCATATGAAATTCAATTTGCAGAAGGAACTACAGTAAACTCATTTGCTACAGTAAACTTCACCTCTGGAACTCATCCAAATTCATTTTTCAGAAAATCATATAATTTAGGTGATTATCCACATCAGATTGGTACATTTAAACTTCCAGATTATAGAGACAAAATAATTGCAGGTCTTGGTGCAGTTGATAACTTAGGATCTCCAACTATTGAGAATGCATTGGTTAATAATGTTGGACAAACTGGTGGTAGATGGTATATTTCTAATACTGATCTTCTTGATGGTGGAGTATTCTTTACTGTAGGTGATGTTAGAACCACTGGATACAGTAATATTAGTGCTGATATTCTTACATTCATGACAGGTTCTGTAGAATTTAGAATTGGACCTGTAGATGACTTTATTTTCTCTAGACCAGTAGAACACTTTCATTATATTTTATCTTCTGAACCAGATGAAGGATCTGAGGCAGAATTTGGATCCTCGCCATCTGATGTATATGCTGTAATGTATTCTAAATCTAGGTCTAATATCTTACCATTTGAACCAGATGGTTCTGGTGGATTAGCACTAGGTCACTCTCATGGATTGTCAAAAGATCCACTAAACAATCCTAGAATGGCAACTTATGGTAATGTGAAAGGAATTGGTGGTGAAGATCCTAATGTTCCTGCTGATATCAATTATGATGTTAATGATCCTATTATAGCAGGAACAGCATCTCTTTCTGGTGTCTCTCTTGAATTTTATGGCACTGGATCTGGTGAAATTGGTGGTTTTGCAGCACCAGCTGTTACAGATAAAGGTGATAAGTATCTAGCATTTGGATTTAATAATTCAGGTTCATTTGGATCTTCATTGCAAACTAGTAGATCTGCTAGTTACACACTAGATTTCACTGGATATAATCAGTTTTATATCTTTGGTATTTGTGGTAATGATAGTAATGGAGGAGAGCGTCCTAATAATGAAAATGAAGGATTAGTAGTATCTTTCTCTGATGGAACAAGTGAAGAAATTATTCCATCAGGTGTAGATTTTAGAACACAAAATAATATTACCGGGGGTGGATTTGAACAGTATGATGCTGTATATGCTTACTGGACACAGAGTTTTGTAACTATCCCATCAGGTTTACAGACAGCAGGTCAAACTGTTACTATCTCTCAAAATTGTAGTAATACTACAGTAGAGGGAAATAATGAATTGCAATCAGGTAATGAAGGTGATGCTAATGCATTAGATATGTTTGGTATTCAAGCAATTGGATTACGTGGTGGTATTCCTTCAATTCCACCTGATCCTAATGGAACTTATCCTGTCACAGGATCACTAACAATTTCAGTTACTAGTGCTACTTACGATGCAGCGTTGGGTTATGTAATTCTTACCACAACATCTCCACATGGTTTTGATTCTGGTAGCACAATTGAAGTTCAGGGAGCAAATCAATCTGAATACAATGGTGCATTTGAAGTTCTTCCAGATCAACTTAGTGCTACTGTTGTAACTTATACTCCTACTACTCCTCCATCTTCTAGTCCAGCATCAGGATTAATGACAGTTAAACTTGCTGTCGGATCTTTTACAGAAGAAACATCAGAACCAGATCCAAGAGCATATGTTGTTGATGGTGCTACCACGATTGCTGGTAAATTAGATACATTTGAAGATCCTGGAACAGGAACAACATTTAGTAATGATGAGATTAGTAGTCCTGGAACAATTAATACGTCTCCATATGTGCTTCAAGGAGGAGAAAATTTCGCTCAAATTGATATTTCTTTAGTTGCTCCTGGTGGAGGTGGTGCTGACACTTCTAGTGATGGTGGTGATGCTGGTTATGCATATGCCACATTTAATTGGAAAGGAACTAATCGAACCATCTATGCATATGGCGGAGATGGTGCAACAAAAGGTAGTAGTGGTGGTGCTGGTGGTAATGGTGGAACATTCTTTATACCTCAAGTATTAATTAATGATCCCGATTTTACATACAGTGCTACAAATGGATCACCTGGTCAAAATGGTGGTGGTACTGGAACTGACTCTGCTAACATTTCTGGTGGTGGCGCAAGTGGTAACAGTGGTAGTGGTGGAGATGGTAAATCTGAATCATCTACAAGCACCGTTACTGGAAGTTATACCACATATACTAATAGTGGAAGTTGGACCGCCCCCGCTCAAGCTACAGGAGAAATTTCTAGAACTGTTACTGTACAAGCTGCAGGTGGTGGTGGCGGTGGTGGTAATGGCAATGGTAATTCTACATGTAATAATAGTGCAAATGGTGGATCTGGTGGTGCTGGTGCATTAGTTACCGCTACCCTGACACTTCAACCATCTAGTTTAGGTTTTACTATTGGTAGAGCTGGTAGAGCAGGATTTAATAATGTTGACGCTAATGTCAGTGGTACTGGTAGTGAATCTGTTCAACTTGGCGGTGGTCAAGGTGCTGCTTCTGGTGGTAATGGTGGTACAGGTGCATGGGGTAACGGTGCAACTGCTGGATCTGCTGGTGGTGCTACTGGTGTTTTCTTCAACCAAGGTACTGCATTCTTAGGTGCTGGTGGTGGAGGTTCAGGTGGTGGATCAGGTGGTGGTTTCAACGGTGGTGGTACTACTGATGGATGTTATGGTGGCGGAAATCATAGAGCTGCAACAACAAACTTACATGTTGTAAGCAGTGCAATGGACTTTGTTAATGGTTCTGATGGTACTACTGGAGGTTGTACCGCTGGCGGTGGCGGTGGCGGTGGCGGCGGTGCTGGTCCTGCAGGTTCTGCTTCTGGTGGTGTTGCTGGTCAGGCAGGTGTCGGACATAATGGTAACGGTGGTGGTACTGGTGGTAGGAGAGGAGATTCTTGCGTCAGAACAACCTATGCTAATGCATCATGGAGCACTGCAGGAAATGGTGGTGCTCCTGGTTCAGGTGGTGGTGATGGATATGTTAAAATTAAAGTTGATAGAACAATTTTAGTATATGGTTCACCTGGTGGTGGCGGTGGTCAAGGTGCAACTATTGTTTGTAGTTTGGTCGATCAAAATGTTGGTATTACTGCTGGTCTACAAAGTTTAGGTGGTGGCGGTGGTGATGGCACAAATGGCGTAAATGGTAGTGTCATTGTAACTTATCGTGGATCAGAGGGTGGTGGTACTGTTATTGGTGATACCACTAATGCTGCTGGTAGATTCTATAATTGTAATCCTAATGGATTCCCTGGTGGAGCATTCTACACAGCAAATATTTGGTTAGAATCTACTGCAGATGGTGATACTACATCTAATGAAGTAACACCACAAAATCCTGGTTTAGGAACTAATTCATCCAATAAATTTGCTATGCCTGCAGGTACTGGTGCTCCAACATATGGAGGATTAGCAACTAAGTATATTGCATTTAATGGAGCAGGTACAAGACAATATATTATGGGATCATTTGATTTACAAAATGTCAATAAGATTAGGTTTACATGTATTAAAGGAACCAATCTTAATGGTGGTGCAGTTCCAGAAGAAGATCTTATTGCTTATTGGAAACCTGCAGGATCAAACACAACTAATGTATTAGATACTATTATTACAGCAGGTGATCTAGGTACAGGTTGGGTTGAAAAAGAAGTCATTCTTGCTGAGGGAACTGCTGTTAGAAATGCTAGTAGTGTTGATCTAATTATAAGACAAACAAGAAATGCAGGACAAGATGATAATGCAGTAGCATCAGAAGATAACTATGGTATTTCCATGATGACATTCTTCTATGATGAAGTAACAACAAAAACTTTTGTTCCATCTGATGGTAATACTATCAGTGATGTTGATTTTCTAGATTATGATATTGGTGTTGTTCAGGCAGGATTAGCAGCTGAAGATGGAAACTTCTTAATGAGTTCTTCTACTCCAATCTCAACCACTGCATTAGTTGTTCCAGAAAACAATATTCCACTAATCACTAAATATCACAGAGTAAAATATTTGATCAAAGCATACTAAATTATGAACAATGAAAATTTCATATTTCCACCAGATCAGATGGTGGGTGAGTTTGATGACTTTATTGGTATTTGGAAGAATTTCATTCCAAAGCAATTATGCAAAGAATTGATTGAAAAAGTTGATGAGATTCAGACATCATCTGCTCTAATTAATGATGGTGAAACTGGTAAAGATCAGTTTGCCAATGGCAGAATGGGAAGACATGACTATGCATGTGTTTTAAACCATTTTGATGTTCATTTATCTAACACTATCAATGACTATTTGAAGTGTTGCTTGAAAAGTTATTGCTTAGAGTATAATCAGTTGCTTAGTGTTAAACTGATGTCATATGCTGTGAAGGCACAGAAAACACCTCCTGGTGGTGGATATCATGAGTGGCATTATGAAAATGCATCATTCACTGCTGCTAGTCGTGAATTAGTATGGACAATGTATCTTAATACTATGCCAGAGGGTGAGGCAGAGACAGAATTTTTATATCAAAGACGTAGAATTAAACCAGAAGGTGGCATGGTAGTTATCTGGCCAGCAGGGTTAACTCACGTACATAAAGGAAATACAGTATTTACTGAAGATAAATACATTTTGACAGGATGGGCCCATAAAGTACAATGACAGAATTTGCCAATACACAAACCGTCGCATTGTTTGTAAATGCCACTACTAGGCAAATACAGTGCGATGGACTAACAAAGAGTATCAGCGATGACTACTGGACAAAGGAGATATCTCCTGTACTGTATCCTCTATGGGATTCAGATAGAGATAAATTAGAAAGTTTTATCTTCTATAAAGATGAAACCTCTAAGATGTTGAAGAATAAGTATCAGAGAGATCATAAAACCAAAGCATACAAGTGGGTATCATATGAGTTTGATACATCACAATTTACTGCTGTAGAGATCAAAGGTCTTTACAATACTCTGCATGATAAGTTCATCAACTATAGAGATATTGAAGATTATAATCTAGATGCCAAATTAAAGAGCATCTATGCAAAAGATAATATGGTCAATTGGAACAAACTCAAAATGATGAGAAAGTTCCTACTTATGGATTGTGATTGGACACAAGCACCAGATTCTCCACTATCTGATGAGGTTAAATCTCAGTGGGTTACATATAGACAGAAACTGAGAGATATCCCTACTGAACAGAAAGGTGTTCCTGCAGTTGAAGTTAAATTTCCTATTACTCCATCAAAATATGCAGCAAGAGTTGCTGATGGTGATACAGAAGAATATCTAGCAGATACTAAGCATCACTATTTCTATCTTAATCAAGCAGTATTGAAGAAGTACACTGATAGAATCCTTACATATCTGTCTATCTCCATTGCTGTTGATAATATTGATGCTCTACCTGTAAGTAGAATCTTCGACAGTAATACAGAGACCAACTTGGATAGCATCCTTGAACAAATTGCAGCAGGAGAATAATAATGGCATTAATTTCACTCAATCCACACAGTATCTACGATGTGTGTGCTCGTATCGCTAAGAATGAGAACAAATATGCAGTAGTTATCGATAATCATGCATATCATGCCCTATCTGATGATAAGAAAGCAATTGTAAAAGCATATTATGTGGATCAAGATCCAGATGATGTCGAACTTTGCAATTATATTATTCCAGAGGCAGAGATTGATGCTGTATTTGAAGCAAAAGATGTAGTTTACTTCTTCAATAGTCAGCAGGTCGCTGTAGATAATTGTTTTGATTGGTTTCCACAACCACAGAACTTACCTGATGATGATCATCACATCAAAGCATACGTGATTACTCCTACTGGTACTATTCCATACATTAATAGTCAACCAACAGAACCACCATCTGGAGGTTGACACCTTCATAGTGTCATGATATGATCTGGTCAGTCGAAATTTACTATG